TTGATGCTGGTGCTGTTATGGCGGCTCTGACTAAAAAGTATGTTTACCTTGTGCAAGGTACTGCAACAAATGCCGCTTACTTAGCAGGTAAAATTTGGATCCGTATTACTGGCATGAATGTCGATTTCAATAACGGTTAATTGAGCTAGGTGGGGGTAATTCCCCACCTACACTTGTTTTAAAAGGAGATCAAGCATGGCTGCTTCTATTACAGCAAAGACTGCCACAGCTACGGGAACATTGCAGGGCGGTAGAACTCGTCTAAAGGCTTTCTATGTAAAGACAGCCTCTAGTGGTTCACCTGCTGCTGTGTTTAAAAACGGAAGCGGTGGCGCGACATTGTTATCTATGGTGTTTCATACATCGGATGACAATCAAATCACCATTCCTGATCACGGCATGATCTTTGAGGATGAGTGTCACGTAACGCTCACAAACGTAGATTCTATAACTGGATTTTTTGGCTAATGGCTAAAAAGAAGACAGTTAGTCTTTCAGTGAAGCGGGGGGAAAAACTTCCCGCTTCCAAAGGCGCAGGTCTTACAGCCAAGGGACGAGCTAAATATAATCGTGCCACGGGGTCAAAGTTAAAAGCTCCACAGCCGGGTGGCGGCAAACGTAAAAAGTCGTATTGTTCTCGCTCCGCTGGTCAAATGAAGATGCATGGAATCAGTTGCAAGAAGACGCCCAAGAAACGTATTTGCGCGGCAAGAAGAAGGTGGAAATGCTGATGGACAAAATTATGCCAGTAGCTTTACTTGGATTCCTTGGATGGATTGCAATAGAAGTCACTCAGCTAAAGACAGATACGGCGGTTGTTGCTCAAAAGGTAACAGAAAACCATCGAATGTTATCGGTGCTTTGGGATGATTTTATACAGGAGAAACGAAATGACCATCTCGCGTGGTTCAATGGAGAAACAAGTGAGTAAGAGTGGATCAAAAGATGCATGTTACAGCAAGGTTAAACGCCGTTATAAGGTCTTCCCGTCAGCGTATGCAAGCGGGGCTATCGCCAAGTGTCGTAAAGTCGGTGCAAAAAACTGGGGAAACAAAACCAAAAAAGCATCAGGCGGAACATACAAGTACAGAACAACCAAGGTATATTGATAGCGGCATCTGTCGCATGAAACCTATGTGATGGCTGATGTATTTTTACTTCTTGTGTATTTAGGTACGGGAGATCTTAGAAAACTAGAAAGCGCAGACATGTATTTTTACTCGGTTAAAGAGTGTAACTACTTTGCGTCTCAGGTCACTAAACGGTTTGGTAATTACAGTTACAAAGATTATTTAGATCCAAAGGACAGAGCTACTGCGTATTGTGTTCCAAGAAGAATAGATCCAAAGGAAGTAAAGGTTTACTAGCATGGAACCAATTACCACAGCGTTAGCAGGCATAGCACTCGTCAAAGGAGCCACAGATGCAATTAAATCTGCTATCGGAACCTGTAATGATATTTCCGAAATTGCTGGCTACATAGACAAATTATTTGAGGGTCAGTCTCAAGTAAACAAAGAGCGCAATAAAAAAAGTGGTGTTAGCGCGATGGATGGCATTGGCGGCGTAGCATCTGAAATGATTGATGCTAAGTTAGCCCAAGAAAAATTATACGAAGTTAGCATGCTTGTTGATCTTCGGTTTGGCAGTGGTACTTGGAAAGCTATCGTTGAAGAAAGGGCAAGACGTTTACAAGCCGTTAAGGAAAGACAGAAACAAATGGCGTTAGAAAAAGCGGCTCAACGTAAAGAAATTTTTGATGGGCTGACCATGCTGTTTTATTTAATTATGGGCATCATTGCCTTTGGCTTAATAGCTGTCGTTGCCTTTAAGGCATCTGCGGCTAATCAAAGAATGGTAACTTGCAGACTTGCCGCCACAGAAAAAATCTCTAAGACACAAATAATGTGCTTTTATGAAGGTGCCAACAACACGCAGGAAAACCACACAACAGAACTTTATCTTGGTTGTCAACGGCAGTATGCTTGTAAATATAATCCAAATCCATCAGGGGCGTCTCTGAAGGAAACTATGGAAAGCATAAAAGGAGCACTTGATTAATGGCTGTAAGAAAGACGAAAAAAGGTGCCGCACTTAAACGATGGTTCAAAGAAGACTGGAAAGACGTCAGTACGGGAAAAGCGTGTGGCCGTGGCAAGGGTGAAAAACGGGGTACTCCATATTGTCGCCCCAGTAAACGAGTTTCCTCGAAAACCCCGAAAACCTCAAGTGAAATGACAAGTGCAGAAAAGCGTAGTAGAGTAGCGCAGAAAAAAAGACTTGGTCAACCAGCGGGTAAGCCAAGGCGTGTAAAATCTTTGAAAAGGAAAAAGAAATGAAAGATATTCCAACAGGAAACAAAGGCAAAGGACTATCAATGCTTCCTACCTCTGTTCGTAATAACATGGGATTTAAAAAAAAGGGCGGCACAATTAAAGCTAAAGATGGTAAGTTTATGTGTGCTCCTCGTAAGTTAGAAGCTGGCGCTATGGAAATGCCTACCAGAAAGAAATAAAATGCGTGAACTCATAGAGGAGTGGGTTCACGACGATTTAAGTGTAATAGACCCAGACGTAGGATACGCACCTTGTCCTTTTGCAAAAAAAGCGCTGAAGGACGACAGGCTAAAGATTGTTGAGTGTAAGGGTAGACAAGATTTATGGAGTAAAGTGGCGGCAGAATGTAAGTCATTTAGCTCTAATCACTCGGTTGTTATTTGTTTAGAAGAAGAACCAACTCAAGAATACGATGAAATTGAAGCCGCTTGTGTAGCTATGAATGAGTGGTTTGCCTGTAATAAATTAGATCTATGGCTTTTATCGTTTCAAACCGATTTCAGCATGGTTTTTATACAAAGATTGTCAGAGCTTGATGATGCTAGTAAGATACTAGAGAAGACAGGGTATTATAAAACATACAGTAAAGAAGATTATTTTAACTTAATTCTAACCAGAAGAAGGAGAAGAGAAGATGGCGGGTGCTAAGAAAAAAGCTATGAAGCGTATGCGCGGTGGTAAAGTTGTAGCTAAAAAAATGATGCGCGGCGGTGCCGCTAACATGCCCATGAAGCGTATGCGTGGCGGCGGTAAAGTTAAGGTAAAATAATGGCAACATCAGGTTCACGAGATTTTGATCTCGACGTAGCAGAAATAATTGAAGAAGCATATGAGCGGTGTGGGTTAGAACTTCGCACTGGTTATGACGCTCGGTCAGCGCGTAGATCGATGAACCTGATGTTTGCTGACTGGGCTAACCGTGGTCTTAATCTATGGACAGTAAAGCAAGCCACACAAGCGCTGACTCAAGGAACCGCAACGTATGTTTTTACTGCCGACCACACTGATCTTCTCGACGTTGTTGTTCGCCGTAGTGGCACCGACTTTGAACTAAGTCGTATGTCTCGAAGCGAGTATCTTAACACACCTAATAAAACTACACAGGGTCGTCCTAGTCAGTATTATTATAACAGGCAGGTTTCTCCTGAAATTACGCTGTGGCCCACTCCTGAAAACTCCACAGACACATTGGTATATTATTATGTTCAACGGATTGAAGATGTCGATGCTTTGGTTAACACAACAGATGCACCGTTTAGGTTTTTGCCCTGCATGGTTGCAGGTCTTGCGTACTATACTGCTCTTAAAAAAGCACCGGAACGGGTGCAGCTTCTAAAGAACCTGTACGAAGAAGAGTTTCAACGCGCCGCAGATGAGGACGAAGACCGAGTTGCCCTGAAACTACAGCCAAGCATACAGTATTTGAGGGTTAACTAATGGCTAGATACGCATCAGGCAAAGACGCTTGGGGGTTCTCGGATAGATCTGGGTTCCGCTACAGGCTTGCCGACATGCGTGTGGAATGGAATGGCTTGAAGGTAGGCCCGGATGAATATGATCCAAAGCACCCACAACTAACACCCCCAAATGTAGGACCTGATCCACAGGCTTTGCATGACCCACGTCCTAGTCAAAGGGTTGAAGTTCCTGTCGAGGTTTTACTGGACTCAAACGCTTTTTCATCAGGAACAGCAGGTACGGCCACAATAACAGTGACTCAGCGTTCTCATGGACGTAGCACGTCGGATACTGTAAGATTCCGCAAGGTTGAAGCCTTTGACGGATTTACTGAAGCTGTGCTGGAAAACTCTAGCGGGTATTCAATAACTGTTGTTGATGTTAATACATACACATTCTCAGCTTCGTCAGGCACTGCAACCACAGGAAATGTACGTGGTGGCGGCGACAATGCAACTGCTGGCCCTGTCACTCTGGAGAATTAAATGAGCTACACCTTTGCCCAATTAAAGACAGCGATTCAGGATTACACAGAGAATACCGAGTCTTCTTTTGTTACGAACCTTCCGACATTTATTAAGAATGCTGAA